GGACTTTGGCTTTCAACCCTACGTTGTTCCCCGTACAACGCCCGTACAGGGGCAGTACCATCCTTACAGCATGGAACGCCTATCAAAAGCTGGAAGGGCTGTCATGCGGCAAGCTGGGCTGTCTGAAGAACTAAGGCTGATGGACTTACGCCGCACTGGTACGACACAAATGGTTGAAGCTGGTGTCCCTATGGGACAAATCATGTCGGTTACAGGACATAGTAACCCACAGTCAGTTAAACCTTACATGAAAAATACATTCGCCAGTGCAAATAATGCGTTGACAACTCGTAAAGCACATGGTAAAAGCACTTAACTGCCGCAACGAAAGTGAGTATTATATGAGTGATATATATAAGATAGTAAATGGATTAGACTTATCTAATGGTGAGACTAAACGTATGAACTGCCCTGAGTGTGGTGGTATCAAGACCTTCACTGTGACTAACAACATGGGTAGCCTTGTGTGGAATTGCTACAAGGTATCCTGCACAGTGGGCGGCGGTACTCGTGTCCACCTATCAGTAGATGACATACGTTCTGGCTTCTTGGGTGCGGAGCAATTCGCTACAGAGCCATTTGAATTACCTAGTTACATCGTACCGCACAGAAACAAGCGTACTGTACTTAGCTTCTGCTTCCGCTACAAGCTAGACCCAGATGAGTTGGGTGTAATGTACGATGTAAAGGATGACCGTGTAGTATTTCCTGTCATACATGATGGCAGGATTGTAGATGCGACAGGCCGTGCTATCGGCAAGCGTCTACCAAAATGGAAAAGATATGGAAAAAGTGGCTTGCCTTATGTCTCAGGACATGGTAATGTCGCAGTAGTTGTTGAGGACTGTGTGAGTGCAGCCGTTGTTGGTTACGGTTCCTTTGTCGGGGTTGCGCTTCTTGGAACATCTCTACAAGAGGCGCATAAAGGGTATCTTGCACAGTTCTCAACAGCAATCATAGCGTTAGACCCCGATGCGCTACCGAAGACTTTGCAGATGGCAAAGGAACTACGTGGACACGTGAACGATGTTCGTGTCCTACGTTTGAAAGATGATTTGAAATATCGTAACCCGACAGATATGGAGAACCTACATGGAATTATCAATCATTAGAAGCCTTATGGATAAGTCATTCTACGATGACCATCGTGGTAGCAAATGCCCACCACGTTTGTTCAGCAAGGATGCACGTAAGATTAAAGAGGCTATCGACACAGCTATGGATAGGTACGAGCGTACTGTCACACCTGATGAGGTCGAGGCTTTATTCATGGCTAACAACCCAACGCTAACCACTGCACAGAAGCAGGGATATGCATCTATGTTTGCATCAATCAAACGTGAGCAGCCTATGGGTAGTGACATTGCACAAGAGGTACTGTCTAAACTATTCCAGCAGGTGGTTGGCGAGGACGTTGCTAACATTGGCTTTGATATGGTCAATGGTGATGCAGCTACACTTGAGAAACTACGCAACTTGCTTGAGCGTTACGGCGATGACTTCATACCTAACCTCAACATTGAGTGGGATGACATCAGCATTGAAACACTCATGGCTAAAGCTGAGTTGGAAGCACGTTGGCAATTCAACATACCTAGCGTGATGCGTAAGGTTGAGGGTGTGTCTGGTGGTCAGCTTATCGAAGTAGGCGCAAGACCAAACACAGGCAAGACATCCTTCCATGCCAGCTTGATTGCTGCGCCGGGTGGGTTTGCACATCAAGGTGCTAAGTGCATCATCCTGTGTAACGAAGAGCCTACTCACCGTGTCGGTGCAAGATACTTGACTGCTGCTGCAGGCATGACTGCTCGTGAAGTACGTGATAACATGAGCAAAGCCAAATCGTTATATGAACCTGTAATGAATAACATCAGGATTAAAGATGCTGGTGGTCGTGACATGGCATGGGTTGAATCAGTCTGTAAGGCTAACAATCCTGACATCCTTGTGCTTGACATGGGTGATAAGTTTGGTGTTAGCGGTAGCTATGCCAGAGAAGACCAAGCACTTGCGGCTTGTGCTATCTATGCTAGACAGATTGCCAAGACATACAACTGTGCTGTGTTCTATATGTCACAGTTATCTGCAGAGGCAGAGGGCAGGTCACAGCTTAATCAGTCTATGATGCAGGGTTCACGAACAGGTAAGGCAGCAGAAGCTGACCTGATGATACTGATTGGCAAGTCACCTAGTGTGGAAGGACAAGAGGAAGACAGCCCACTACGTCATATCAACATCGTGAAGAACAAGCTGAATGGCTGGCACGGTATGGTGAACGTAGACCTTAACTACCAGACAGCGAGGTATGAGGGATGACAACTAGCCCTGACAGGAAAAGTAAGGATGAACAGATATGAAACTAACACTTGATGTAGAGAACACGACTACCAAACGTGACGGTAAGTTACACCTTGACCCATTTGAGCCTGACAATTCACTGACTATGGTTGGTATGCTCAATGACAGAGGCGAAGAACGCATCGTTACCTTTGACCACAGTGAGGTTGAGGCAGATGCAGACGGTCATGTAGTTGTACAAGACTGGCTTGACCAGACCACTGTACTCATCTGCCATAACGTAGCACATGACTTGCTATGGCTGTGGGAGTCAGGCTTTACCTATGATGGCGCAGTGTTTGACACTATGCTTGTTGAGTATGTATTACAACGTGGTCTGAAAGAACCACTATCTCTTGAGGCTTGTGCTGAACGGTACAACCTAGACACTAAGAAGCAAGACACACTCAAGGATTATTTCAAGCGTGGCTATAATACTCGTGATATACCACATGCTGAGTTGAGTGAGTACTTATCCGCTGACCTTCATGCTACACAGCAGCTTGCTGAAAAGCTATGGCAGCGTCTTAATAGTGTAGCTGATGCAGGCTTGCTATCTACTGCACGGCTTACTAATCGTGTAGCCAAGTGCCTGACTAAGATATATCAGACAGGCTTTGCTGTCGATTTGTCTAAGCTAGACGAGGTGCGGCAAGAGTTTGAACAGGAGAAGCAACAGCTAATCTCTGACCTACAGGCTCATGTACGTAGGGTTATGGGTGACACACCTATCAACCTCAACAGCCCAGAGCAGTTGTCTTGGGTTATCTATAGCCGCAAAGTGACAGACAAACCATATTGGGGTAACGCTATTGACCCTTATATGTCAGACGAAGACTTCCGCAGCTTGATTGCTGGCGGCACAGAACGTCTGTACAAAACGGTAGCACAACAGTGCCAAGCCTGTAGTGGCACAGGATATGTAAGAAAGGTAAAGAAGAATGGTGAACCGTTTGCAAAACCTAATCGTTGCACTACTTGTGATACTGCTGGTTATACTCTGTCATCTACCAGTGAGGTGGCTGGCCTCAAGTTCAAGCCCCCTTCGGCTAAGTGGGCAAGTGCAAATGGATTTAGCACCAGCAAACAGAACCTTGAGATACTAGAGTCTGCTGCCAAGCAGCGTGGCATGACTGATGCCGTTGACTTCTTATCCAAGGTACGTAGGCTTAGTGCAGTTGATACATACCTATCATCATTCGTTGAGGGTATCAGCAACTACACAAAGCAGGATGGCAAGTTGCATGTGCGGTTACTACAACATCGCACATCTACTGGTCGCTTCTCTGGTGCTGACCCTAACATGCAGAACATGCCACGTGGCGGTACGTTCCCTGTAAAGAAAGTGTTTGTGTCACGATTCGATGGTGGCAAGGTAATGGAAGCTGACTTTGCACAGCTTGAGTTCCGTGCTGCTGCTTACTTATCACAGGATGAGGTAGCAATTGAAGAAGTATCTACTGGGTTTGATGTACATGCATATACCGCTAAAGTTATTACCGATGCTGGTCAGCCTACGTCTCGCCAAGATGCGAAGGCTCACACGTTTGCACCACTCTACGGCGCAACAGGATTCGGTAGAACCAAAGCAGAAGCAGCGTACTACGAACACTTCAACAGCAAATACAAAGGGGTCGCAGCTTGGCATACCAGACTGGCTAAAGAAGCTGTAACCACACAAAAGATTACCACGCCCAGTGGTCGTGAGTTTGCGTTCCCGGATGTGGTACGTAAATCTACTGGACGTGTATCACACTTTACACAGATTAAGAATTACCCTGTGCAGTCATTCGCTACAGCGGATATTGTTCCGATTGCTTTGTTGCACATTGATGAGTTGCTAAAGGGTATGCAATCGTGTATAGTGAACTCAGTTCACGACAGTATCGTTATTGATGTACACCCTGACGAAGAATCGCAGGTTATCAACATCATAGACGCTACTAATAAAGCACTACCTG